TTTATAAATACACATTTGTTTCTGCTATGCCAAGTACAAATACTTTAAGGGTACAATATAGTTATGAAATAAAACCAAATATTTTATTAATAAACAATAGCGCTGAATATACAAATAAAATAATGAGTTCGCCTCCTGTAAAGCCTTATGTTGAACACTTGCCGTATGTCAATACTCCAAATAAATTAAAATTTATTGTTTATAATAATAATATACAAAATATTATAGAAAATCCTATCTCTATACAATCATCAGACGCAGCACGTATACAAGATATAGTTTCTACACAAAATCGCACAGATGGCAAAGTGGCTTATAATTTTGATGATGGCGTAGCAACAAAATTTGAAGTTTATAGAAGTACAGAAAAACCAACGTCATATAATGATTTGGGTAATAAATTATATAAAGTAATAGAAACAAAAGATTTAGAAAATATGGCCTTCGAAGACGATATAACGCCAGAAAAATATTATTACTATACCTTTAGAGCAATTGATTATCACGAACAATTCTCTAATCCAACAGAAATATATGAAATAGTTCATACAAATGGCGTACTTTCTATGAACACTGTTTCTTTTGATGTGCCACAAGAAGATCTAAATAAAACATTTAGAAGATTTATACAGGTATCCCCAAGCCTAGCACAATTAGAAACAGTTGAAAATTCTTTGGATGCTGTACGATTAGGCATTAATAAAGAATCAGTATGGGATAAAAAATTTAAAGTTCGTCTTACTTCTCGCTCTACCGGAAAAAAGATTGATTTTAATTTAACATTTAAGTATAATGTGCGAGATAATTAATAAATTATTATTTTACGTACTAGTTATAGAAAAAACTAAAAGAGGAACTATACAACATGGCATTTCTTGATAATTCTGGCGATATAATTTTAGATGCGGTTTTAACAGATACTGGTCGCATGAGATTAGCTAAAGGTGATGGTTCTTTTCGCATAGTTAAATTTGCATTAGCAGACGATGAAATAGATTATACTACCTACAATTCCTCTCATCCAAGTGGTTCTGCATATTATGATTTAGAAATTTTGCAAAGTCCTGTTTTAGAAGCTTTTACTAATAACGCTTCATCTATGAAAAGCAAGTTAATATCAATTAATAGAAATAATCTATTATACTTACCAGTAATGAAAGTAAATAATATAGAAAGCAATGGTAATCAATTTGCGCTTTCTAGTTTAGTAAGTAATGGATATATTTTAGCTGCCGATACTATTTCTGAAACATTTCTTTCTAATACTTCGTTACTATATAATGGTTCTGCATTAAACAATCAAGGTATTTTATATGGCGCAGATAAAAGCAAAGGATCATCTATAAAAATTGATCAAGGCATAGATAATACAGCTATTAATGCTTCTACCACTCTAGATCCAGATTTAAAAGAAACTCAATATTTAATAGAAATTGATAATAGATTTGCTTCTATAGTTGACGTTAACGGCACGAATAGCGCTACACCATCATATATTGATGATGACAATATCGCAACTTATTCTTTTTCTTATAATGTTGATACTGAATTCGTTGGTGATATTCCACCCGCAGTTAATAATTCGTCCGCTGGACAAGTCATAGCTGGCGCGAGGGGCACATACTTTAAATTTAAACTTGCTTCCGCCCTTGATATTTCTTCAACAAATTATTTATTTAATACACTAGGCATGACTATGACAGGTTTTACTGGCGTTATCGTAGCAAATGTCCAATCAATTTTAACAAGTATAAGAATCTCAGGAGTTACAACTGGTAATTATGTTGATATTCCGTTGCTAATTGTTAGAGCAAGTTCTTAAGAATAACAAAAAGGAATTAAATAATGTCTACAACATTTAAGACTTTATTAGACGATGACGTAGTATCAACAAAAACCCTATTACACGAAAACATACCAATAACTGGTACCATCGTATCTAGTTCGGTATATGGCACTAATAGTATTAAATCATATTCTCATGGCATGTTCCAAAGCGTATATGATTATCCATATTTAAGCTCTTCTGCGAATCAGCTATTTGATATGATAGTTGGACAAACTGCTAATTCTCCCGGTAGCAGTTCTTCTGACGCATACGCAAAAAAGAAAATAAATATCTATAACCAAATGGCACAAGTATTAGCAGGACATGATACTACTGGTTCTGTACTACGTTTTGATAGAGATGGCAACCCATCCAGCACAGAAGATAAATTTACATCAATGTTTTTCCTTAATTTCTCTCGTCTTCTTGTTAAAGACGAAATTAAAAAAGGAAGTTTTGCATTAACTCTAGGTATAGCTTCTTCTAGTGCTGCTCCTTTTACCAGCACATGCACCGTTTTGGATGCTAGTGGTTCAACAAATTATTTAATTAATTCACCCGCTGGTGAATATGGCATTCTTTATTCTTCTGGTAGCGATTTAAGTGCCGGTAGAAACAATGCAGTTGGTTTTGTATTCTACCAAGCAGGAGTAGCAGCAATTTCTACTGGTATTTTTGCACAATCTGGTACAAACAATCCAACATCTTCTATGTCTAGCAGCTATTACGGACAATTGACCGGTACATTAAATGCCTCTGTAAATAACTCTTCTTCTTGGACAATACAAGATTTATTTAGGTCTGGCACCATTGACCAAGCAAACGCCGCTTTAAGAAATCGCATACAAAATATTACATTTAATAATACAACTGAATTAAATTCTACTATTCATTTTTGTCGTATAAATCATAATGAATTCAACTATAGTTCTAATCAAACATACCTAACTTCTAGCCAAATAAGAGTTAAGGGCGGAAATGCATCAGCCGCACCAGTTAGTTATATAACCACTGTTGGATTATATTCTCCAGATAATGAATTGCTAGCCGTAGCTAAATTATCAGAACCAATAAAAAAATCGCCAACTGAGGAGATGATACTTCGCGTGCGGTTAGATTACTGATTTTCATACTTCTTACTTAACACGATTTTTGTTTTCTGCTACTATATACTTTATAGGAGGCAAAAAACATGCCAACATATAATAAAATTTGTGAAGCTTGTAAAAAAGATTTTATTGCGGGCAGAAAAGACAAACAATTTTGCTCTGTTGGCTGCATAAAGAAGGAACTTTACAAGAAAATTGAACCAAAAAAGCTTATATGCATCTTTTGTAATGCGGAATTCTTCTCAAAAAAACAATCTTCCAAATATTGTTCAAAAACTTGTATTAACAAGGGCGCTAAATCACATCCCGATGTGCAATTAATATGCAAAGAATGCAATAATCCATTCAATGTTAAATATGTTCATCGCGATAAGCTATTTTGTTCAAGAAGCTGTGCTACTACACATCAAAATAGAAAGATGTTTGCTGACGATATAGTAAAAACCAAAATTTCAGAAACAAAGAAAGCGCAATATGCATCTGGTGAAATCCTGCATCCATTTTCTGGAAGGGCTCACACGGAAGAAACAAAGAAAAAGATATCAAAAATACGTATTGACAATGATCTTTCAAAGGGCGCTAACAATCCTATGTATGGAAAAAGCCATAGTGAAGAAACAAAACAAAAAATTTCTAATACAAGAATTAAAAAAATTATGAATGGAGATTATTCTCAATGGTTTAAAAAAGGTACTTTATTTAGTATTAAGCTAAGAAGAGAAATAACGTTTAGAAGCTCTTGGGAGGAAATAGCTTATAAGTTTTTAGAAACTTGTAAAGATGTAAAAGAATACTCTCCAGAACCCTTTAGTATACCATATAAATATTTTTCAGCAAGAAGGTTATATTTACCAGATATTTTAATTACTTATTATGATGGACGACAAAAACTAATAGAAATTAAACCAATATCTTTAATAACTGCCGATATTAACCAATCTAAGTTCAAAGCCGCTCGACAATATTGTGAAGAAAAAGGCATCATATTTGAAGTATGGTCAGAGCAAAAAATAGAAGAATTAAAAAAGTTGCTTGATTTAGAATGCGCTACTATTTAGTCATATGTCATATAAAAAATTTGATGAAACAGATATAATATTTAATACCGTAAAAACTAAACCAAAGTTTAAATTTAAAATTTATGGTGGTAGTTTATATATTAATAACACAGTAGAAAGTTCTATATACTTACAAAAGTTAAATGAAGAAGTTATATATATACCCCCTACTGGCTGTTTGTTAGATTATGCTTATGATTTTTCTTGTGCTGCAAATTCACAGTATGTCGCTACTATGTAAGGTATAGTATATGTCACTAAATATTAAAGACGGTAATGGGTCGTCAACAACATTAAAAACAACATTAGATTCTGGCGATCATGTCCCGCATCATAAAATTGATGGAACTATAACCGTCACTTCCTCTTTAGCTAGTCCTTTAGCTATTACAGGCACCATAACAACTGCTGTTCCTGCGGTTACGACAGTTACAAAAGCTGCCACTACTTCTTTTTCTTGGAATACGGTAGCTAGTGGAACATTTAATATCGTTAGTGAGAGCGTTTCTAGAAAAGGTTTAACAATATTTAACCCCGGTCCAAATAATCTATATATTTCTCTTTCTACAAACGGTGGCGTAACGCACGGTTTTACATTATTAAATACGGCAAGCGCACCTACAGTTTATACAACAATTTTATACCCATCAGGTACATATATAGCTGATCAAACAAACGCTGGCGTATATTATGGTGGATATTTCATTAGCGGCTCTGCATCAACTGGCATATTTGCTACTTCAATATCATAAAATATCTTAATTTTTATTTTGTGGTATAATTATATATTATGCCTATTGATAAAACCAAAAATCTTTATTATCTTCCAAAAGGTGGTTTTTCAAACGCTTTAGAAAACACCTCTTTACAAGATTATAATAAAACTCAATTTGGTGATTTGTTTAGCGGTTTGTTCCCACAATCTGCTTCAATAGCTTTTTATTGTTTGCCGTATTCGTCTACAAGAATAGATGATAGAAAATATATTTATGCATTAAAAAATGTGTTAAATAGCTATATTGGCGTTAGTCCGCATTATGAATATAGTTCAAGCATATATGGTAATAAAGAAACGCAAAAAATAAACTTAATCGCCATTCCGAGCGCATTTTATGGTTCTTCTATAGATAAAGGATCGGTAAAGTTAGAATATTATATATCCGGTACGCTAATAAGCAAACTAGAAGATATAAACAAAAATGGAGAATTAATACAAACTACTGGCTCCAATGGATATGATAATGTAGCTGGGGTTATTTTATATAATGAAGGTTTTATTATTTTAACTGGTAGTTGGCAGCTAGACGCCTCTCATCAAGAGATATATGAATCTGGTTCTTCCGCCGATTATCCTAGGTGGCTATATTTTGGAGCAGGCAATAGCTCTTGTTCAGTTAATGCACCCAGTTCCAGTTATGATTTAGAATTTGATGGTGTAAACTATATAAACACTATAACAATGTTTGCACACGCAGAAAAAAACGATTTAAATCATTCTAATAATCCAACATATATAGAATATTCTAATATTAGCAATTTATCTCCTTTGATAAATACAAACACTTATTTAGAAAAGGAATTTTTAACAATAAAAAATACAACTAAATATCCTTATGAAAATTATACCGGCTCTTTAGAAAAACAAACTTTTATAACAAAAATAGGTATTTTTGATCAAAATAAAAATTTAATAGCTGTAGCAAAAATTTCTAAACCTATTAAAAAAACAGAAAACAGAGATTTTACTTTTAAATTAAAGTTGGACATATAATATGTCAGAAACGCTAATTTCGGAAGAAACAAAAAATATTGTTCTTAATCAAAGTTCTATAGAAACTGTTGATTCTGCTTTTTTAGAGTATGTAGAAGGTTTAAATATATTTTGTGAAACCTCCAATAATAGAATAAAAGTCCCAGTTATTTGGTCTTCTGCTGAAAGATCATATCAATTAAAAAACAATGTTGCAATCCGCGATAAACACGGTGCTTTAATAGCACCAATTATTTCTCTTGAAAGATTTAGTATTACTAAAGACCCAAATAAAAAAGGTAACTTTCAAGCTAATTTATCACCTAAAAACGATAGATATTATATTACTAAAGTTTTAAATCAAGATAAAACTTCTAATTTTGCAAATGCAGATACGCTAAAAAAAAGCGGTCAATTA